GGACAAAATCGGTGACAATTAAACGATGAAGATCTAAAATATACTATAGGTATCATATCTTATTTCCATAGCGGTCGCGTCCTTGTAAATTATCCACTTCTCTCCATACCTGATCCCATCCAGCTTGGTTATCACCTTCAACTCTCGCAGCTTTATCGTCGATATACATAATGCCACCGGGCTTTCCCATAAAAGCATGTGTGTATTTAACATCGTGCTTTTCTAACCAATCGGTCCATTCTCTATATCCTCGTTCATATTGTAAATGTATGCTACCCTTTTCTCTGTCTCCATATCTAGCAGTATACAATGTAATATCGTACCCCATGTCGTATAGTTTATTAACTTGTTCTATGCCATGAGTAAGAGGTTCGGCTAAATGGTATTGTCCGCCATGACTTTTATCTGCAATGACACCGTCACAATCAACAATGATGGTTTTAGAAGTGTCTTCAATTGGCATGTTTTACCCCTAGACTATAATGTCGGGAATATTATTTAAATGTTTAATAGCTAAATATATTTGTTCGTTTTGTTCGGGAATGGATAGGCTAGCATTATCTATAACCATATCACAAATATCTAAACACTGGGCAGGGGCAGTTTCGCTTACATGGTCTTTCTTTGGCTCTTTAAACGGACTTCGAGTTAGGCCAATAACATAACCGCCTTCGTTTTGAATGGCCTTAACTTCGTTCTCAAATCGTACATCAGAAACAAGTGCAAGTTCTGGTTGTTCTTTTTTGATTTGGTTTATACAAGCATTAACCCAAATCGTAGGATCTAACCCTCTGAACATATCAGTTCCAACATATTGTAAAATCTCCCTAACTGTCATATATCCCTTATTTTTAGTAGACGATTTAATATTATCCCATTTAATATGTGTTTTAGTATTTTTCTGTTGATCATTACCAAACACAAGGTCTTTGTCAAGCCCTAAAACATCAACACAAAGCTGTTTCAGTTTTTGGGCAAAAGAATATATTTTAACAAACTTACCTAGCTCATTATCAAATAAACTTTCCACATCTACATGAGGAGGCTTAAATGGCATCCATTCTTGTCCAGATACAGTCTCGTCAAGTATATCTGTAACTTCAATTTCGCCAAGATCGGTTAGTCGAGTACTCTTACTGACACCCAACTCAGCCAGTTTAGTTGCTAAAATAAAGTTACAAGCAGTGTTTTTACCAGATTGTTTATGTCCTGCAAATCCAATGATTTGGGTATGACTCATGACAAAATTTTCCTAATACTTTCTAAAGCACCTTCAGCTGCTGACAAATCCTCAAAAAGCTTCGCACATTCGGCTACTATGTCTGGATGTTCGCCTATCCCAACAGTATGTTGTAAATAGTTATTAAGATTTGCAACGGCTCGTGAGTGTTTAGCCACGAAGTGAGCCTCTACTGCACCTAATAATATTTGTGGAAATGATTGGTTGAATTGTGTTTCTGGATCTTCTTGAGTTTCTGATGTGACATTATCAGCCATAATAAGTTTCTCCTATTTTAGAAATTAATGGTTTGATATCATTAGTAACTACATCTACACTGATGTCTCCGATATCGTTACCTTGAAATTCTGGAAAATATATACGATACATTTTAGAACATTGTTCATGAATTTTTTTTGCACCCTTCTTGCCTGCTTCATCATTATCTAATAAACATATAATAGAAAAAGCTCCAGATGAATCGATAATCTTTTTTTGATTTTGACTTAAATGCGCTCCAAACATTGCTACGGAATTGTGAATACCGGCTTCTTCTAACCTCCATACATTTCCGGGAGATTCTACTAAAATGACAACTCCCGTTTCTAATATTCTACCCTTCGCACTCCAATAATTATACAAGCAATTTTCCTTTTTGAAGCCAGAAGTGTGCTTCCATTTTGGAAAAAAACCACATTCTTTTTTAGGGTTGTGATAGTGTTTGCATTTTGTACACTGCTCAAATATACTTCTACCACTAAAGCCTAAAATGCTTTTCCCAGAATCGCCATAAATAGGAACAACCGCACGCTCATATAAAGATCTTCCTCGTTTGTTACATGTGCCAACGCCATATTTATCTAATATTTCTATTGAATAATCTCTTTGTAAATAATATTGAGCGGGAATATCTACACTAGCTCTATAAAATTCATCATCTATTCCATTGTCGGTCTCATCTGGCGTGTCAAAACTATTTACCAAAGAAGAAAATCTGAGCTTATCTGCATCTAGACTGTTATGTGTGCCCTTTAATTTTTCAAACTCTTTCTTAGTAAAATCTAAAATAAATTCAATTGTTTCATTAAAAGAAGCTTCCTTATCTCCACGAATCTTCCATCCATACTTCTGTTTAGACAAGGCTCCTCTAATCAAACTTATAGCCGAAGACCCAAATAACTCTTCACATTGATGTGTTCGACACTTATAATGAACTCTTATATCTCCATTATAGTACAAATTAAGTGCGGTAGGATTATCTCCTCCATGAATAAAGCATGACGACTTGATTAAAATATCATTTTTATATTCTATTTCTGTATTGAAATAATCATAAAGTCTGTCCAAGTGTTGTACAGTCAGCTCTGTGATGGCATTAAGTTTTGCTTGGTCTTTATACTTATGCGAAGGGGACATCGTCATTTTGAATTTCCATCGGGTCGTTACTAATTAAGTTTGTGCCGTCTTCTAATTCAAATGCTGTTTTACCCTCTATCAATTTCCCATATTTTCCAATCATGTTAACGTTAATGTAATCTTTATCTTGAAGGCCTTCTCCATGTCTAGCAATTAAAGGTACAAGCTTCCTATTACCATTCTCAGGACCGTCTTTAGCGATTTCTTCATCAGACTTAGATTTATATATACTAAAATTGGAACATAGCCAAATAATTCTGTCTGATCCACTAGCAGTATCTGTAGATTCTTTAGTAATACCATCTCTATTCAATTGTATAAAGGCTAAAATGGGAACTTCATATCTAATTGCAAAGTTATGTAAGGAAGTCATCAAGAATCCTAATAATTGATATTCTTTCATATCTCCTTTAATATCAGATGATTCCATAATTTTTAAATAGTCATAAACAATAACACAGTCTTTGGCTTTTCCTTCTTGATTAAGTCCTACTTCTTTGGCAAGCCACCGTCTCATAATTGATAATTGATCTTCAAACGGTTTGCCGCTAATAGAGGTGTGATAATAAGGAATGTCTTTCACATCTTTAGCGGTATCCCTTATTTTTTGATTTTTATAACTGTTAGCAGCAAACTTACCAGTTTCGATGTCGCTAATAGCAACCTCTGTTAACATGGCTATGCCACGATCTTGGTGGTCTTTACGTACCATTTCTGTGTCTAAATTTAATACTGGAATGTTTAAATGACGAGCTATGTGAATTCCAGCATTTTCTGCAAAAAGAGTTTTACCGACTTTAGGTCTTGCTCCAATCACATTTACCGTTCCTCTTCTTAATCCTCCTCCAATAGCAAAATCATAACGATCAAAACCTGTCGGAATTCCCACTTGATCTATAGGATTTTCAGCTAAACTATCTAATCTGTCTGCGATATCTGAAAACACTTTTTGTGGAGCTTCATCATTGTCATTTAATAATGAAGCAAAATCAAAAATCGATTCTTCAGCAATACCCAATATCTGTGATATCGGTTCGTCACCTTTAACATTAGTATATTTATCTTTAGTGGATTCTAATTGATCATACATCATCCTCGCTATTTGAAGCTTCCTAACTTTAGCAGCCATTTTCCGTACATTGTTTAGTAATACGGGAAACTTCATAATAGCAGATAGGTGTTGAACTTCTTCTTTATTAGATACTAAATCATGTAAACCAATCTCTTTTGCAGACGATAAAATGGTTGGCAAGTCTATAGTTGTGTTAGGATCTTTCTCCATTATATGTTTTAAACAAGCATAAATCATACAATTAGATTCAATAGTAAAACTTTCTGTATTTACTAAATCACCTACATCATAGTATGCTGCTGAGTTATAACGGCAAATACCGGCTAATACTGCTCTTTCCGCAGGAGCATCAGATAATAGCATTTATGTTTTTCCTTACACTCATTATATTCCAGTAGGTGTCAATCCCCAGTCTGAAACACCTCCGAAATAAGATATTGGGACGTTATGTTGTTTGGTAATTGTATAATCTGAGTTGTTGTTTTTTATAGAATATTCCAACCCCCAATATTCGGCCTGTTTCTCAGAGTCGAAAACCAGTCTTATTGGATAACCATCTTTATGCTCGTAAGTAAGTAAATACATATCGTTCCTTTCATCGCTGCGGACGACCTCGACATGAACACGAATTACATCTAAAGCGATTTGTTTCGGGTGGAATTAGAGCTGGAGATACTTGAAACTCTTTTGAGCACTCTATGCATTTGATTGATACCTTTTGAAACAAGGGGCCTTTTGACATTATACCACCTTCTTTTGGTTTGTCAAGCCCCTTCTCCTTATCAAACTTTTCTGCGGATTTTAATTCTGCTTTTTCTTGCGGATTAAGTCGAAGACTATGCATAAAATCAGACTGTTCTTTTTTCTTTACAACTTTCTTTTTAGCAGTTTTTTTGACTGCTCGTTTTTTATTTCTAGGTTTCTTTGTAGTGGCCTTACTAATAATGTTTGCTAGATTAAAAAGTTCTTCCTCTGATAAACCACTGAGTAAATCTGCTAGCTCTTTTTTATCAGCCATTTTTCAGTCCTTTTGATCTTTGAACGTTAAGAAAAACATCACTCATATTTTTCATAGAAGACGATAGGTATGTTAAACGATCTGCTCGTTGTTGCGCATATCTTTTAATATCCGCTATCTTAGTTGTATACCCATCCTCTTTTACAGCTTGATTAAATTGACTTTCCCATGAACCTCTATAGGATTGTTCTTTGCCAGCAACGGTGCTTTTTAAAATCCTATCGGCCCAATTGATACGAGCCACTTCCCTATTGTAGCTTCTTTGTATGTGAAATGCTAGGGATGATATCAACAGTGCTGCTTCACCACATTGTTCAGGTGTAAGTTTTTCAATTTGGCCCCTTGTTAGCTGTAAGTACTGCTTAGCTGAATCATCATGAAATTCATTATTAAATTGAGGAAGTCCTAATGTAGATTCATATTCATCTAAAACACTGTCTAACTTTGCCAATCGTTCCCTTGCAAGATCCTGTTTTTCCATTTGTGTTTGTCCTCGTTAAATGGCAATTCAATATAATTGAGATTATTAAGTTGACACCATTCTTTTAAATCATTATCCCGACGTTTTTGATTAATGAAGTCTTGTGCCGAGCTATGATAAAGAGTGTTAAATTTATAGTGCTGTTCTCCATGAACCTCTATGACTGTTTTTACAGTATTAATATAGAAATCAACAAACACCTTTTTATTTTTTCTGAGCCGTACAGGAACTTCCTCACAAATTTGTAAAGTAGGATGTATTTCTTTCAGTAAAGACCTAGCTGTAAGGTGTAATTTAGATCTTGGCCTTGCATCATTTGCTCTTATAAAGCGTTGTTCTATTTTCCACTTATATGCATAACCATCTAAGTCAATAATATTCATTGGCTTGGTTCAGGTTTGGGCTTGGGCAGAAGTACTGGAAATCTCTTGGCATCTTCGCTAATACTTGTTGGCTCTTCTGAAGCCCTATGTTCTATTGGCATCTTGATAATTTCTTCATACGAAGGCATGGGAACGTTTTCGTCTATAGCCCATAAAATGTTTTGTTCTTTTGCCCATTTTCTCATACGTCTAACCGGTGCTATTAAATTAAAGGTTTCGCCAGCACCACGCACCAACATTCCTACATACCTTCCTGTTTGCTCTCCCGACGATTCAGTAAGAAACACTCCTCCACCAGAACTTCCCGGAAATGCTGGAGCACTTGTCTGATCAAAAACAACACCATCACCCGTACCTAAATACAACACCCTTCCTACCTTGGACATTATACCACGGGTCATGGAATTAGAACCTACCTGACCCAAAAGACTGCCCACATGATAGAGTTCGGTGCCTACTGGTACAGGATCATCTCCTTCATAAAAAAGAATGTTTTGATCAACAAAGTCTCTTTTTCTTACTAGTAACAATGCAAGGTCTTCTCCACTATCAGAGTGGCTATATTTTAGAACTTTAGCATCCATCTTAATTTCACCAACACGACGACCCTTTTCTACTAATTCCTTAATGATTTGAGCATCTTTGAATTCAACAATCTTTATCGGCATTCCTTCTTCAATTGTAGTCCTTACAGATCTTAAATTATCTACTACATGAGCAGCGGTCCAAACAAAATTAATTTTTTCCGTCCTGTCTGTTCCAATAGGAACGTCTCTAGTAATAATAACCCCTGATCCTTCTGCATTTCCAGCCTTCACTGTCACAGAAACATCCTGTAACTTTTGATAGAGTTCTGCATTACCGGCAAATACCCTAGAGACACTAGCCAAAATTAATAACGTCATCCATAATGTTTTTTTCATCATACTTACCTTTCTATTCCAATCATAGAGAAAATGGTTTTTTCAAACTCCTTATATTGATCTGGATTATCTTCTAAATATTTAGCCAGATTGTTTTGACCCTGTATTTTTTCCTCGTTAGGCAAAGTTATCCATGCTCCACTTTTTTTAATGATGCCAAAATCTATTAACAAATCCGCCAATTCCATCTCTTTCCAGATTCCTCTACCATATTTAATATGGCTATCTACTTTTTGTCCCGGAGGTCCGATAGCAGAGGTGACTACTTGCCAATGTATTGTTTGTCCAATTTGTGTGTCTCCCTGTACAATAGGACTGATATGACTAGCATGTAATTTAACATCTACTTGATACTTTAAGGCGGTCCCAGATTTTTCTACCTTTGCTTTGCCTTTGCCAAATGCAACGTTAGCCATCAAGTGTGTAATTCCTACTACAGTAACTTTATTAATTGGTAATACATTAGAAATGCGTCTACAAAATTTAGACAGTACTTTTTGAACTGTCATGACTTGCTGATCAGTTAAATCTCCCTTTAGTTCTGCGTCGCTTGATAGTGCTGAAAAAGAATCGACTACACAAACTGTTTCTGGTTGTGTATGAATGATTTGATCAAAAATACTTAAGTACTTTTCGGCGGATAAAATATTCCCTTGGGTAGAGCCTATTATTTTTAATAACTCAGGATCTGCTTGTAAGTCTTTGATTCCTTCTATATCTCGTTTACGTAAACGACCTTCTATATTCCCATAATAAACAGGACGTTTAAGCTGCTGGGCATTGGCACAAAAGGTGAGAGCGGTAACTGTTTTTCCTATTTTTTCAGGTCCGGTTAGAATAAACAAAGAACCTTCGGGAACTCCACCACCCAATGCAATATCAATTTTAGGACTAACAGGAATAATCTCTAGTATTTCATCTGTTATTGAGGATGGGTCATGAAGAACATCTCCATATTCCTTAATAATATCTTTTATCATTCCAAATCCTCTAGCTTAGATACAATAGATTGTTTGCTAT